GAGATATTCATAGGAAGGAAAGAAAAGATTATCTGGAAATTGTAAAGCAGGTAATCTACGAGGATATTAGAAAGCATTGGAAATGGATTATTGTACCACTAACTGTTGAGATAAGTATTGCCCCTATGGGTGGGAGTTGGTACGAGAAAGAAGAGGTGAAAATTTGATACTAAGCAATAAAGAGAAGAAGCGTCTTGTTGATACCCTGTCTTGGATGACTGTGGATATGAAATACAAACACGATGAGACACATCAAAATCAGGAATATGGTAGTCAAGGGTATAGCCCCGAACTGACAAGTGCAATAGAATTATTGGATAATATAAAGAAAACAGAAACTATTGAAATAACAGGGTGCCATAGACAATTGGTGGCTTTGAATTGTAGGGATTTTGATTGTAGATTCAGCAGACAAGGTATTTGTATCTCATCGAAAGTCACTCTTGAAAAGATAGAAACTCCAATTGTGGGAATGTTAAAATGCGTTGAAGCTGAGGAGAAAGAAATAGAGGAATCTGATAATGGAATTATATAAAAAACATAGACCAAAATCACTGGACGAAATGATAGGGCAGGATACTACTGTAAATACATTAAATAGAATGGCAAAAAATGAAAGTATCCCCCACGCAATTCTTATTACAGGCCCATCCGGTTGTGGCAAGACTACGCTTGCCAGAATAATTCGCAGGTTGTTGAGATGTAATAAGTTTGATTTTATAGAGGACGCTCCCCGTAAGGTAGATGATGTTCGGTCGATTGGCCGGAGAATAGGGCAGGCACCTTTAAAAGGAAAACGCAGGGTATGGTTAATAGATGAATGTCATAAACTTACGTCCGATGCCCAGGAGGAGTTTTTGAAAATGCTGGAGGATACGCCGAGCCACGTTTATTTTATTTTAACGACTACTGACCCGCAGAAATTGAAAACTACGTTGAAGAATAGGTGTACTGAGTTTGTTGTTAAAGCATTGAAGGATAGTGATATTGAGAGTGTTGTTGAGAGGGTTTGTAAAAAAGAGGAGAATAGTATAACAAGTAAAGTAATGGGTAAAATTGTTGAGAATAGTGATGGCTCTGCGAGAAAAGCATTGGTTTTTTTGAATAGTATTATTAACCAAACTTGTGAAAGGGATATGCTGAATGCCATAGTTACGGCAACAGCGGAAACCCAGGCATTTGCGATTGTTAGGGCTTTGCTTTATAAACCTGGAACGAAATGGAAGGAGATTGCCAAGATACTGAAAGAGACTGAGGGCGAGGAGCCTGAGCAGATACGTTGGCTGGTGCTGGCTTGTTGTAGAACTGAGATGTTAAAAGGGGGTAAGCTAACCGGACGTGCATTTCTTGTGATTGGTGCTTTCCGTGATAATTTTTATGACTCAAAACAGGCCGGATTGTGTGCAGCCTGTTGGGAGGTTATTGAAGGTAGTTAATGAAAGATGAACAGGAATATATATTTATAGACAAAACCGGTCATTGTTTCGAGGATTTTCAAAAAATGGGCAATAGCGAATGTGCTCGGAATTATAACGACCTTGTTGGAGCTTGGTTGCAGGGCGGTCGTAAGTTTATTGTGGGGGATATGCTCGCATTCCGAGATGATTTGACTGATGCTGGTTTTAAGTGGGGTGTAGATTTTTATGTTAAGAAAATATTAAAGTAAGAATCCGAAGAGAATAATAAATTTTATTTTACGAAAAACGCAGGTTATCTGCGATAATACAGTATAGAGAAACATATTTTGGAAAGGAAGTAAAATGAAAACAGAAGAGGAGTTCGAGGTATTTTATATTGACCTGAACAAACTGGAAGAGCAGGTGGCTGAACATTCGTTTTTGTTTGTTCATTACAGTAAGTTACTAAAGGATGCAAGGGAAGATTTGAGCCAAGAGAAAGCGAAACTTGATTTGGTATCTGCTGAGTTGAGTTTGGAAATCGGTAGAGACCCAGGACATTATGCCCTTAGAGATAAACCAACGGCAGTAATGGTCTCGAATACAGTTCTTACAATTCCCAAATATCAGGAAGCTCTTGATGGTTATAACGTAGCTCAGGATTTGGTATCCACCCTCCAAATTTATGTTGCTGCCTTTGAACATCGCAAACGGATGCTTAGCGAGGCTGTTACGTTGCACGGGCAGACTTATTTTTCAACCCCTTATGTAGCGTCAAGTGAGGTGAAGGAGGTTGTAGAGCAATTAGCAAAAAAGTCTGCTCGTACTAAAAAGAAAAGTAAGATGAAAAATCAATGACGATTCTTAAATGGATATTGTTGATATTGGGTATAATTATTGCAGCCCCAATTCTTGCCTTTCTTTGTATGAAGTTGGGTACGGTTGGATTCTATCGGGGGAAGGAGGTAAGTGGAAGAGAAAACGAATTTAATGTGAAAGATAACAATAATAATGAAACTAAAAGTTAAGTTTCGCACTTTTTATTGAGGAAAACCTTATGAAACAAGCAGTTACGTGCCATTTTGTATTTTATGCATGTTCGGTAAAAACCTCGAACTTGCTGAAAATAATCCGGTCGTCGTCAAATCGGCGTATCGATGAAAATTACCCAAGTTAACAGATTGGCAAAAGTGCGAAAGTTCACTAAAAATTAGATAGGAGAAAAACAATGTCAAAAAGAAGTAGGAAAAAAGAAAGAAAAGAACGTGGTGCTGCCGCAAGGCGTAGGGCAGAGGAGCATACATCTGGATTTGAACCTACGGCGGTTGTATGTCCCGAAGGTGTGGAAAGATTCAAGGAAAAAGTCACCAGGAAACCCTATCGTCTGGATATTATTCCTTTCCGATTAAAAGAGGATAATCAGTTTGCTGACAAGGGCGAGATTTATTTTGAGAAAACATTTTGGGTTCACTGGCTTGGTGATGATATAGGTTCATATATCTGCTCTGCCAAACAAGTGGGTAAGAAATGCCCGATATGCGATTACCGAGCGAAATTGACGAAGGATGTGGATGCGGACGAAGACCTTATTAAAAGTTTATCGCCGAGGGAACGGCAGTTGTTTAGGGTTATAGATTTGAAAGAAAAGGATAAGGGCATTCAGCTTTGGGAAATTTCCTTTCACAATTTTGGTAAGCATCTTGACGACCGTATATCGTCTTCGGATGAGGATGATAGGTACAATGAGTTTTACGAGCTTGAGAATGGTTTTATTCTGAAGGTTGGGTTTACTGAAAGTTCGTTTGGGGGTACTAAATTTCCAAAAGTATCGTCCATTGATTTCAAACCGAGAGATGAAGATTACGATGATGAAATACTTGAACAGGGGCCAGACCTTGATGAGTGCATTATTATTAAGGGGTATGATGAATTGAAAAAAATCTTTTTGCAGACAACCGATGATGGGGATGACGAATCCGAAACCACGAAGAAACTCAAAAAGAAATCTAAGAAAAAAGAGAAAGAGAAAGTCCAAGGCGAAGAAGAAAATGATTGGGATGAAGGTGATAGGGTTGTTGTTGAAATAGACGGCGAGGATTATGCTGGTGAGATAACCAGTATAGATAACGATGATGAAACAGCAGATGTCAAATTCGATGACGGCGATACTGAGGATGATGTTGCTTTCGATAGACTTAAACTTGAACCTGAATCTGAATCAGGGAAATCCAAAAAGGATAAAGGTAAAAAGAGTAAATGCCCGTACGGACATATTTTTGGTACGGACAACGATTCCTATAAGGATTGTGTAGATTGCGGTGATTGGGATGCTTGCGATACTGAGTCCGAGAGATTGAAATCGGAAGATTGAAAATTGAATATTGGTGGGCAGCTTTTTGGCTCTTTATGGTAAGTCCTGAGATAACCTTTTCTGCTGCCCACCCTTTTGAAAAGTTTATATGCTGTCGGTTGCGTTGAGACGATTAGCTTTGCGTGTTGGTGGCTACATATTAGTTCCAAATGGATGTAAGAGTACCACAACGAAATAAAAATCTAATCCTGCCCGCCAGTATTTTGGTATTATAAAATATGAAAACTAAAGACATTAAAAAAGCAATACTTAGAAAACGTAAAAAGGAGATACTGACAGGCAAGGATTTCTTATCCACTGGCAGCACGCTTTTGAACCTTGCCTGTACGGGATACCCCGATAGGGGATTCGCTAAGGGTAGGTATTATTTTATTGTGGGTGATTCGGTATCCGGCAAAACCTGGTTGTCTCTAACTTGTTTGGCTGAGGCTGCAAAGAATCCTAATTTTAAGGACTACCGATTTATATATGATAATGCTGAGGACGGGGCATTGATGGATATTAGAAAATTCTTTGGGAAGGAAGTTTTTGAGAGAATGGTTCCTCCTGGTTGGAAAAGAGATGCTTCAAGATTTAGTATGTTTTCTTTTACGATAGAGGATTTTTATTACAATATGGACGATGCTATCAAAGATGGCAAGCCATTTATTTATATTTTGGATTCGATGGATTCCTTGAGTAGTGAAGTAGAGGGAAATAAATTTGATTCAAACAAAAAAGCCAGTAGAAAAGGAGAAGATTCAAAGGGTTCGTATGGAGATGGCAAGGCCAAAGTAAATTCGGCGATGCTTCGCAGGGTGATAGGCAAGCCGTTGTTAAGAAGTGGTTCGATTTTGATTGTTATAAATCAAACAAGAGATAATATAGGTGCTCTGCAATTTCAACCGAGGAAAACACGTTCGGGAGGACATGCTTTAGATTTTTATGCCTGTCTTGAAATGTGGTCAAGTGTGGCTGGCCGAATAATAAAAATAGTTAGGGGCAAGAAACGTCAGTTGGGGGTATATTGTAAAATCAAAGTTAAGAAAAATAGAATAACTGGACGAGAACGAACAGTCACAATCCCAATATATCATTCATTTGGAATCGATGATATTGGAAGTTGTATTGATTATATGCTGGATGAGGGGGATTGGGAAATAAGGGTTGGGGAGATAAATGCCAAGGAGTTGGGCATCAAGGGTTCAAAAAGAAAGCTGGTTAAGATTATTGAGATGGACGGGTTGGAAAAGGATTTGCGGGAATTGGTTGGTGATGTTTGGAATGAAATCGAGGATGCTTGTAAAATACGGAGGAAAAGGAGATATGTATAGAGTAGCAGTTATTCAATTATCAGGTAAAACTTATTTTTGGGCATTGAAAAAGGATGAGAAGGAAATAGCATCCTCTTCATTGATAGCTAAGAAGTCTTTAATTATGATTGAGGCTGGAGAAATATCGATTTTGTTTAATATTAGTATTGTTGTTGAGGAGAGAAAATAAATGAATAGAAAATATCTTTTACTTGATTGCAATTACCTATGTCACCGAGCAAAGCATACTACGGGTGATTTGAGTTTCGGTGGGTCCGCAACCGGAGTAATATATGGATTCCTGAAATCGCTATCGGGATTCCAGGATTTGTTCAGAACCTCGAATTTCGTATTTTGTTGGGATAGCGAAACGAGCAAACGCAAAGAGATTTATCCAGAGTACAAAGCTAATCGAGATAAAAAGGAATATACGGATGAGGAGATTGAATTTGATAGGGCATTCCGAAAACAGATGAAGAAACTACGGACGACCTATCTGCCTATGATTGGATTTAGGAATGTATTCGTGCAGAGGGGTTATGAGAGTGATGATGTATTAGCTTCAATTTGTTTGGAACTTTCTATCGAGAATGAGATTATTATAATAACCAGTGATAAGGATTTGTATCAATGTATCGCACCTAATATTTCTTTTTATAATCCGCAGACAAACAAGACTCTGACTTTTCAGGGATTCAAAAAGCAATATGGAATGTATCCAGTTTCGTGGGGCAGAGTAAAAGCACTTGCTGGATGTGTTACTGATAATATCAGGGGAGTGGAAGGAGTTGGTGAAAAAACTGCGATTAAATATTTGACCGGCAATCTAAAAACAAATTCTAAGGTATTTCAAAGGATGATGTCACAGGAAGGTGCTGATATACGAAATAGAAATGAGAATCTTGTTTGTTTGCCAATGGAGGGAACACAACAATTCAAACTGAGACGAGACAATCTATCCGAGCAGGGATGGAAGCAGGTTGTAAAAATGTTGGGAATGAAATCCATACGGGATAGAATGCCTTTTGGAAGGAAAAGAAAATGATGAAAATTCACGTGAAGGAAAAGAACTCGGAATGATGAAAATTCACGTGAAGGAAAAGAAAATGATGAAAATTCACGTAACAGCAAATTTAATTTTAACAATTCCTAATCCTAAAAAAGGGGAATCATTTGTTGATATAATGCTTGTGGCTGAGCAGACTATCAATCAAAGATGTCAGCTTTTCATTATGCCTAAAACAAAAACAAAAGTAGGCTCCAGAATACATATACAAGTAGGTAAGCAAGTAAAATAAAATGAGTCCAACGCAACGCACACTAAAACTGTTGAAAGAAAAAGGATTCAAGGCTGCCGTTGTTGAACGCTGGTTGCGATATGCAGGCAGTTTTGGCAAACGTCAGGATATGTTTGGGATTATAGATGTGCTTGCCATAACCCCTGATGTTACATTAGGTATCCAATGTTGTGGCGGTTCTGCGATAGGGCATTACCAAAAAATAATAGGGGAGAAAAATCAAGAGGCTTACGATTGGCTATCTAATCCGAATCGTCAATTGGAAATATGGGCTTGGCGTAAATTGAAGAATAAATTAAAGAAACCGAAAAAAGGCAAAAAGAAAAGAAAGAGCAAGGTTTTCACTTGGAAACCAAAAATAGTAAAAATTACTCTTGAGGATTTGGGGATATGAAAATTCAAATGATAATACGTATTATATTTTCGGTAGGATTGCTTATTGGTGTGTATGGGGAGATTGGGACTTTTACTACGATATTTGCAACTTTAGTTTTATTTTATACAGAATTCAAAAAATGAAAAAACTATCCCCAAAACAAAACGCAAAATTGGATAATGAAGCCCAGGGTTTCAAATGTTTGGTATGCGATGAGGAGGAGGTTAGGTGGAATGGCGAACAATGGGAGTGTGGTGCTTGTGGATTTT